CTTCTCTGTAAACAAACAGGTTTGTCTTGTCGGAATGGAAGATGGACAACATCAAGAGATCCGCATCGAGGCCATAAATCACCGTGTTTTGGTCCGGCAAATGATTGTCTCGAATATGTTGAAAGAGTTTATGTTCGCCCTCTCCAGGGATGTCGGAGGCAGACACGATGAATTTGGGGGAAAATCGTGCGGTCACATATTTCGACAGGTAGTTCATGAAGTCGGTGCCGGGGGTGATCAAAGCGGAGTTAAACGTGGATTTAGGGATGACGTTGTGGTGTTCCAAAAAGGCAGACCGATAACGCCTGCTTTTTTGTTGGTTCATTTTAGCAAAGGGTGCGACACCATCAAAGGCAATATACACGTTGTTTGACGGACGGATTGCATCAATATATTGCTGGATTTTTGTGCAAAGGAGTGCGGATATAGGTTCGTAGTTATCTGCGACTGCGGGTTTTAATAAATTCGATTTATGCAGTTCGCGGATCGAGTCATAGATAATGGAGTTGCAGTCCAAATAAAGATTATGAAACGATTGTTTGCAGCGAGAGAGTTTGGTAAGAATTTGCATATGATTTTTAATAATATAAGAGAAATAAGATGGAATGCCCATGATTATAAAACAATAAAAAAATATGTCTATGCTGTTTTGCGAAAAACATTTATCCAACATAAATATATAACTTTTGATGGCGGGTCTTTACGATTTAATGTTTATAACCTATCGAATCATGCCTTTTATTATGATATCGTTTTTGGTAATAATGTCCTTGTTTTCGGGTGATATTTCCGGATTTTTTGTGCTGCTCGGATTGATCATCTCTTCATTAATAACGATTCTTATTTCGAAGACACAATCGATTGGTGCGAATGTCGATTCCGATAAGCTGCTTAAATGCAATCTGGTGACATTTGGAGGAACGATGTTGTCAAATTTGCCGTTGAGTATACACACGTTTGCTTACATATTTTTCTATTTTGTATACGTAACATGGATAAACTTGAGTATGCAAAATAATGCATTATTATTAGGATTGTTAGGAACCATACTCGTGATTGATATGTTATTCAATTATAGAAACTGTGCAGGGGCGATGTCATTTATACCATTACTCATTGGTGGATTATCCGGAGTGGGATGGGCGATTACGATTGGATCTGGATATCATATGATTCCGAAGTCGACAAATATTGGTGCGACATGTAATGTAAAGGAGAAAAAATTCAATTGTAAAGTTAAACGGACAATATTGAATTCGTAAACCTTTTATACCAGTGAAGATTTAAAATGGGACGCCCTAAAGGGCGTCATTTTAAATCGTTACTGATATCTGACCCTTGGAGATTTAAAATGTCCCATTTTAATTCTTCAAGGGTTTAAACCAGTCGCAAAAAGATATCTCGGTAGGTGAGAGAAGCCCCTGCGATGATAGACAAATGCAACAAGCAATGACAATATGCAGCGGACTTGATGTATTTACGATTATATATCCATATACTGAATGGATACATAATACTACCGAAAATCAGGGGACCCGAGCACAAGAGTCGATTTGATGTGAAAAAAGACAAATAGATGTGATAAGGGACAACCGACATGGCGACACACATATCGACGATCCGGCGGTAGGATTTGACAATCGGTCGTCGCCAATAGTTAATAGATGTTGCTAAGAGTGCAATCCCCATTGTACCGCCTACATAGTTTCCGTAATAAAAACCGGCAAATATGTTGATAGGATGGAATCCGCACATGTATAAAATATTTTGGTAGATCCCATCGGGATACGCAAGATCATCGTTATTTGGAGACATTTTTTTTATGATGAGTGGATCTTCGCTTCTTCTGACGGAATGATTTTCTCCGTGATTTACGTCTTCCACCTGTTAGTTCAATCATGGGTGACTTTTTGAATTCGCCGGTTTCTCGCTGTTTATACAAATGTCCTGTTGACACATTATCGTTGTATATGTTATACATTTTGACGGCCTCAGGATACTTTTTTAAATTTTCCAAATCTGTTATAATCAAAAACGGGATTGTTAGTACAGAATCCAAATATTGTGGAGGTGTACTTAATACTTTACTATCCATTTCATCTGCACGTGCATCATTATAAATTCCATAAATTTGTTTACCGTCGAATTCGGGGATTTCTAAAAATTGTTTTTCAATGTCTCTAAATGTTGTTTTACCTTTTTCAATTTTAAATAAATCTGTTTTATCAACAAAGTCAACATAAATTTCGATGGGAATGGGCATTGTATACAAATACAATATACAATAACTTTTTATACGCAAAATGCATCCTTCTTATGGGTCAAAATATTGAATATTTGCATTAATCCAGTGTTTTAGTTTTTCAACGATACGCATTCGTGCCAAATCATCCGCCATTAACTTGACTGCACGTGTTTTGTCTTCAAAAGCGACAAAAAACTGTTTAATCGCCAAAACGGTGTTTGCTTGATCGTATGGGGGAATTTTATCGATTGTTAGAACTGGGTATCCTTTTCTCATATTGACACTGTTGTGAAAGGTAACAAATATATAAATCAAATCCTCTTTTGTCCGGATGTTGTTAACATTCACAGATCGCATATATTGGGAAGCATGTTCGGAACAAACCGGGCACGGCAGTACACTGCAAATCAAAATAATAAAATTAAAAAATTCGCGAATCACCAAATGAAAATATTCCGACTTCACTTTTTGTGCAGTGACGTGAAAAAACGTCCAAATCGGTTTCCCCCATCTCATTTTTGGTTTGTTGTCTGTTAACATAGGAGGAGTAGGAGTAGGAGTAGGAGTAGGAGGAGCAGACTGCGTAGACAAAGCCAAAGGTCGATAAATGGGCTGTTTAAAATCAAATAGCATGGATTGTTTTTTAATATTATTATTATGTACACTCGATGTTGTCTTTTTATGAACAAAGCTGAACATATGTTTTATTATATATATTCGAGAATAAATTTGCTAAACAACACAAAACAAAACGAGATAAAAATAATATGAAAAAGAAATGTATATAATATGGCAAATAAAGGCGAATTAGTTCAATTAATTAAAGATTGGATGACAACAGACAATGAGATTCGCACTATAAACAAAGAGCTTCGTGCCCGTAAAGAGAGATTGAAAAAGGTATCCGAGGACTTAATGAAAACCATGAAAGAAAATGAAATCGACGAATTCAATACAAAGGATGGTACATTGATATATTCAAAAACGAATATAAAGAAACCAATCACCAAAAAGAGTTTAACCACGATATTATCAAAATATTACAATGGAGACACATCCCAGGCAGTTGAAATGAACAACTTCATTATGAAGAATCGCGACGAGGGTGTGAAGGAGATCATCAAGTGCAAACCCATCAAGGCAACAAAATCATCGAGTTAAACCAGTCCGAAAGCGGGAATACAGATTTTGCCGTTAATGACGGTATATTTAGCGATAATCTCTGGGTCAAGTTTTTGGTCAAGAATGTCTTCTGTTTTGTAGACATTATTGAACTTATCGATGTAATAAACGATGCCCATGATGTTGGTGGCTGAGACGTCGATACTCTTTGTGCAGGGTGAACAAGTTTCGTTCATGAGTCCATAGGGGGCACCCTTGGTGTGGGTTCCGCAGAATTCGGAACCGTCCTTTCGTTTTCGGGTGCATTGTTTGTTGTCGGCTCGTTTTGCGTTACATCGATTGTCGGTTGGTATTGAGTTCTGGATGCGTTTTCGTTTCGAGAGATCATCCTTGGTGAATGCGATTTTATCGTAATCGTAGACAAACCCAATCAGTTCGTTTAATTTCGGCTTCGAATACTCGTCGAAATTCAATTCAATCGCTTTTGAGCGAATGTCATCTTTGAAGTTGACGAGAAAGGTATCGATTTTTGAATTTAACTTTTTAGGATCCATTGTTCTGATATTTATTTATGATTGAAAAAATTGTGCAATAGGTTTTCGGAGTTGTGATTATTGATTTCGCCGTCAATCATTTGTATGGATTCATACATTTTGCGTAGAACATCATTGGGGGCACTTGACCCGACCTTGATGAACCCTTTTTTTAATAAAAACTTGCGAATATCTTCGATGGGTGTTTGTTTCAGCAAGTATGAACTGGTGGTCACTCGTTTTCGAATGGTTTTGTTTGGCAAGAGAACGCCGACTTTCGGTTTATATTTGTCTTTGCCTACATGGTATGTTCTCCTCAAAAACTTTCTTTTGTGTTTGTCTACTGGAATGACTTTTGATTTTTGTTTTGTCTTTTCTTTTAACAAGATTTCAGATGGACTTTTAATGCGTTCAGAGATGGATGGACGTAGAGGTAGAGTTGTCATGTCAGCAAATGGACTTGTTACCGATGGACCTATTGCTGATGGACTTGTTACCGATGGACCTATTGCTGATGGACTTGTTACCGATGGACCCGTGACGTCAGCAAATGGACTTGTTGCCAATGGACCCGTGACGTCAGCAAATGGACTTGTTACCGATGGACCCGTGACGTCAGCAAATTGACTTGTTGCCGATGGACCTATTGCCAACGGGCTTGTTACCGATGGACCCGTGACGTCAGCAAAAGGGCTTGTTACCGATGGACCTATTGCAAATGGACTTGTTGCCGATGGACCTGTGACGTCAGCAAACGGACTCTTGTGTTTCAAAGTGACACCATGAATATTACGATATGTTGGTAAATTTCCATTTTTCAAACAACCATACGTAGGAACTTGATATACTTTTTTTTCTTTTATTGTACTATTTAGTTTATGAGTAGTGATTGTCTCTTTTTTATGATTATCTACAAATGACTGCATGTAATCAACCGAGTTTTTGAAATCTGTTTCGAATTTAGAGTCAGACGAAGGAATTGGTGGCATATCACACAACGTGTTTAGTTGTTGCTGTTGGTTTTTGCGTAATTCATCTAAAATCCTCCACTTAATCGTTTTATTTGTTTGTGGTTTGATTCGGATAGGTGGTTTGTCACCGCCAGTTTTTCGCTTTTTAGTGCCAGATGGAATTTTAAACAAGTCTTCATTATATTTAACAAACCTACTGCTGCTCATTTAAAATATATATACAATAAAGTTATTGCATTTGACCCTATAAATCATAAAACAATTTAAGAAAGATGTCAAAACCTTGCGAAAACATGTTGTCACATCTGGGTGGGTATGAAGAGGCCCCTTTCACAATCATGGAGTCGTATTTCAATGGTAGACATTCATCCTGTTTGGTTCGCCACCAGATCGAATCTTACAATGATTGCATTACCCGCCAAATACCCCAAACCGTTCAAATGTTCAATCCGGTCCTGATTCGTTCAGAAAAGGACATTTTGCAGGACACAAATCGTTATTCACTCGAAATCGAAATCCGATTTGAAAATTTGAAACTCTATCCTCCTCAGATTTACGAAACCACAGGAGCAACTAAAATAATGATGCCATCCGAAGCAAAATTGAGAAGTGTAACATATGCATCCAATATGACAATTGATATCCATGTGACATATCTCGTGAGAGATGAAATCGACACGGAAAAACAACGAATCGTAAAAAATGTCATACCCAAAGTGAGTATCGGCAAATTTCCAATCATGGTGAAGTCATCCATCTGCGTATTAACGCAAAATCCACATATCAATCCAGTTTTAGTAGACGAATGTGGGTTTGATCACGGAGGATACTTTATCATCAAAGGTTCCGAAAAAACCGTATTGCAACAAGAACGTGCTGCACAAAACATCGTATATTGCTACAATGGTAAAAACACAGCAAAATGCAGTTGGTATGCAGAAATCAAGTCTGTGCCTGACAATAAATGCATTTCACCGAAACAAGTCGAGATTGAGATTGCGAGCAAAAACAATGGCTATGGATTTCCAATCAAGGTGGTTGTCCCTCGTATCAAGGAGTCAATCGATTTGTTCGTGTTGTTTCGTGCTCTAGGTGTAACTACCGATCGAGAGATTTGTGAATATATACTCTTGTCAATTGAGAATGAAAAGAAACCAGAGATGTTGGATTATCTAAATGCGTCGATCATTGAATCAAATAGTTACATGACAAAAGAAGACGCATTGAAACATATCACTACTTATGTTGCGTTCACGCCGATGAACATGGACAAAGAACAAGGGTCTCGTAAAAAACGCGATTTCACTGTAGATGTGCTAGCAAACGATTTGTTCCCCCATTGCAAGACGAGTCGTCAGAAGTTGTTTTTTCTCGGGTATATGGTAAACAAGCTGATTCAGACCGCACTTGGTTGGATCAAACCATCTGACCGCGATTCCTATGTCAACAAGCGTATCGATATGACCGGAACCTTGCTCAACAATCTTTTCCGAAACTATTTCAACAAGTTGGTGAAAGAGATGCAAAAACACATATTGAAGGAGGTGAACGGCGGTTCTTGGCGATCTACCGAAGACTACATCAACATTATTAACTCGGCGAACATTTGCAAGATTGTCAAGTCCACGACGATCGAAACCGGCATCAATCGTGCACTCGCCACTGGAGATTTCAGCATCAAGCAGAGTAATAGCAGCAAAGTCGGCGTGGCCCAAGTTGTGAATCGCTTAACCACTGCAGCCACGCTCAGTCATATGCGACGAATCAATACCCCCATTGACAAAACCGGAGAGCTCATCGATCCTCGTAAATTGCATGGAACCACTTGGGGATTTCTTTGCCCCGCCGAAACGCCAGAGGGCCAATCCATCGGAATCGTAAAAAGCATCAGCATACTCACGCACTTGACAATCTCTACTAACAGTTCATCTCTCTACACATATGTAGAACCATTTATCAAACAGACCAATCTCATTACACCGAATGAGGCGTTTGACCAAGTAAAGGTGTTTGTCAATGGGTGCTGGGTCGGTGTTACAGAAACCCCATTGGAACTCTACAACGACATGAAAAGCAAAAAACACCGAGGCATCATCAACATTTACACGTCGATTGTATTTGATTACAAGATGATGGAGATCCGCATTTGCAATGATGGTGGACGCATGACCCGACCCTTATTACGTGTTCGCGACGGGAAGGCATTGATCACGTTGGATATTATCAATTCATTAGATTCCGGCGATTTGACGTGGAACGATCTGCTGACGAACTGTAAACTGAGTCAGTCTGTCATTGAGTATATAGACCCAGATGAGCAAAACTTCGCGATGATTGCACTCAAGACCAACGATTCGTCCTATGTTTTGAGTGATACTACGATCGCTTACACGCATTGTGAGATTCACCCGAGTACGATCTTCGGCATTCTCGCGTCTTGCATCCCATTCCCCGAGCACAATCAAGCCCCAAGAAACACGTATCAGTGTGCACAAGGAAAGCAGGCGATGGGCATCTACGCGACCAATTTCGACAAGCGTTTCGACAAGACTGCGTATGTGCTGTCCTCCCCCTCCAGACCCTTGGTCGACACCCGAATCATGAACTGGCTCGATCTGGTGAAAATCCCGTCTGGGCAGGTGATCCATGTCGCTATCATGTCATATACCGGGTACAATCAAGAAGACAGTGTCTTGATCAACAAGGGCTCGATTGACCGCGGAATGTTTTCCACCACGATTTACCACACCGAAAAGGACGAGGACAAAAACATCGCTCGATTTGTCACGCGGTGTAAACCCGATCCCGTCAAAACCAAGGGCATCAAGTTCGGAAACTACGACAAGATTGATTCCACAGGGTTCATTCCAAAAGACACCAAGCTTGAGGATCGCGACATCATTATTGCAAAGGTTGTGCACATCAAAGAAAATCGCAATGACCCTACGAAACCCATCAAGTTCGAAGACCAGAGCAAGAGCATTCGAACCGCAGGCGAGGACATTTTCATTGACAAGAATGTGACTTGCAGAAATGGCGACGGATACCCCAGTGCCAAGGTTCGGACGCGGATTTATAGGCGACCCTGCATCGGAGATAAGTTCAGTTCCAGGCATGGTCAAAAGGGTACGGTGGGGTTGATCATCCCTGAATGCGACATGCCTTACACGAAATCTGGTTTGCGACCGGATATCATCATCAATCCCCACGCGATCCCGAGTCGCATGACCATCGGCCAATTGAAAGAGACCCTTCTTGGTAAAGTCTTGGTGCATCTTGGATTGTTTGGCGATGGCACCAGTTTCGGCGATTTGGATGTGAAAACGATTGCACGTCATTTGCAAAACCTCGGCTATGAGAGTTACGGGAACGACGTCTTGTATGATGGGCTGTCCGGCGAACAACTCGATGCCAACATCTTTATCGGTCCCGTGTTTTATCAACGCTTGAAACACATGGTCAACGACAAGCAGCACAGTCGATCGATCGGTCCGATGGTCAACCTGACGAGACAGCCTGCCGAAGGAAGAAGCAGAGACGGTGGATTCCGAATCGGTGAAATGGAACGTGATGTAATGCTTGCACATGGCATCAGTCGGTTTTGTCGCGAGCGTCTGTACGACGTCTCGGACAAGTATAGTGTACATGTTTGTGATAAGTGTGGTATGATTGCTCAATACAACGATTCGGCGAAATTCAATTTCACTGTGCACAAATGTGGGGTATGCGAGAACGCGACCGAGTTCTCGTATGTAGAGGTTCCTTATGCGTTTAAACTGTTGGCCCATGAGTTACAAACGATTAACTGTGTGCCGCGTCTTATGACGGAATAGCTTTCTTCTGCGTGTGCGTTTTCCGCCATAAATGCCTTTGGATTCTTGAATCGTACTATTAATCTTAATCACTAAATCATTCATGTTTTCAAATTTCATTTTTTTGATACGCGGATTTAAAAAAAATGCATATTCCAATTTTTGTTTCAATATTCGTTTTGATATGTCATTCAACCATTGGTTTAACAAACCTACATACTCAATTGGATCTATTTTCCCTGTACTTATTTCTCTCTCTTTATGCATTTCTTCGAGTTTATTTTTTTCAACATCAGTAATTGGTAAAATTGCATCTAAAGCTCGGTTCAGTTCTAATATAACATCCCAGTAACCAGTAGCTTTATTCAAAATATTCGGATCTTTCTTTTCTAAACCTTCGTCTATCATATCTTTTCCAGATTTCACCAGTCGTATTATCTTC